TCACTAGCTAGTTGACGAATAACGAATTCCTTCATTTTTTCGTCAACTAGCTAGTGAAGTCACAGAGTTACACGAAGATCAAAAGACAATGGCTACCAAGTTTTTTAAACTTGAGCAGTTTGTTGTTGAAGCACTAGCACAAGAAATCGCAGAGTTCTACACAGATAAACAAGAACTTGCAGAAACAAAGGTTCGTTTGGTTCGCGAAGGCCGTCAGGCGTTTGCAAAAGTTAAAGAACAGTTTGTACAACGTGCAGCTGGTTTAGTCGAATCTACAGTTGAAAAGACTCTTACAAAAGAAATCGGTCAACTAAAAGAAGACATCGAATCTGCTCGCAGGAACGACTTTGGTCGTAAGTTATTCGAAGCTTATGCTAGCGAATATCAAAACAGCTATCTAAACGAAAAATCAGAAACATCTAAGTTGCTCAAAGTCATAGACATGAAAGAGTCGATGGTTGCAGAAGCGAAAGCTCAAGTAACACAAGCAAAGCGACTTGCAGAAAGCAAAGATCAAGAAATAAAGGCTCTAGTGGAGAGCAAAGAACGTCAAAACGTTATGGCGGAACTATTAGCACCTCTTGCAAGAGAGCAAAAAGCTATTATGTCTGAGCTACTAGAGAGCGTGCAAACGCCTAAACTACGTGGCAGTTTTGACAAGTACTTACCAGCTGTAATCGCTGGCGATGCTCCACAAAAACGTAAGGCACTAGTAGAGGCAAAAGAGGTAACAGGAAATAAAATTCCGAACAGCGCAAGTAGTGGCGAGAATGACAACAATATTGTCGATATCCGTCGTCTCGCTGGATTAAAAATTTAAGGAGAAATTTAAATGTCAGAACTACTCACAGGCCGTTGGAACGAGACCAAGGAAGCCCTATTAGAAGGCCTACAAGGCACCCGTAAGTCAACAATGGCTGTAACTTTAGAAAACACCCGCAAGTATCTTGCAGAAAGCGCCACAGCCGGCGCAACATCTGCTGGTAACGTTGCAACATTAAACCGCGTAATACTTCCAGTAATCCGCCGTGTAATGCCAACGGTTATCGCTAACGAATTAGTTGGCGTCCAACCAATGACCGGCCCCGTCGGTCAAATCCACACTCTACGTGTGCGCTACAGCGATACATATGCTGGAGCAGGCGTAGTAGCTGGGGAAGAAGCATTCAGCCCGTTCAAGATCGCTGAAGCTTATTCAGGCGCATCATCTGGTAAAGCTGCTAACACAGCCGCACTAGAAGGTACTGCTGGTAACAGAATGAGCATTCAAATCTTGAAACAAACCGTCGAAGCGAAGACACGTAAGTTAAGCGCACGATGGACGTTTGAAGCTGCACAAGATGCACAAGCCCAACAAGGTATTGACATCGAAGCAGAAATCATGGCTGCTCTTGCACAAGAAATCACTGCTGAAATCGACCAAGAAGTTCTAGCATCACTAGGCAACTTGGCTGGAACAGCAACAGAGACATACAACCAAGCAGCCGTTTCAGGTACTGCTACATTCGTTGGTGACGAACACGCTGCTTTAGCTGTTCAGATCAACCGTGTTGCTAACTTGATCGCTCAGCGTACACGTCGTGGCGCTGCAAACTGGGCAGTTGTTTCACCAACAGCATTGACAATCCTACAATCTGCTACTACAAGCGCATTTGCTCGTACAACAGAAGGTACATTCGAAGCACCTACAAACACTAAGTTTGTTGGTACATTGAACAATGCTATGAAGATCTATGTTAACACATACAGCACATCCGACGACGTTCTTGTTGGATACAAAGGTTCAAGCGAGTCAGACGCAGCGGCATTCTATTGCCCTTACGTTCCTCTAATGAGCAGTGGTGTTGTACTTGACCCATCAACATTCGAACCAGTCGTATCATTCATGACACGTTATGGTTATGTTGAGTTGTCAAACACAGCTTCTTCTTTAGGTAATGCAGCTGACTACCTAGGTAAAGTTGGTCTAAGCACAACTTACGGAAACGTTAAGTTTAGCTAATCAACTTTACCTAGGTAGTCAGCTGCATTACCTAAAGAAGAAGCTGTATTTGATAACTCAACATAACCATAACGTGTCATGAATGATACGACTGGTTCGAATGTTGATGGATCTAAAACAACACCACTGCTCATCAATGGAATGTATGGGCAATAGAATGCTGCCGCATCAGACTCTGATGAACCTTTGTAACCGATCAATACGTCTGTACTGTCGTTTGCGTAGCTGTTTACATAGATCTTCATTGCTGAGTTCAATGTACCAACAAACTTAGTGTTTGTAGGAGCTTCGAATGTACCTTCTGTTGTACGAGCAAATGCGCTTGTAGTAGCAGATTGTAGAATGGTTAAAGCAAATGGACTTACTACTGCCCAGTTACCAGCACCACGACGTGTACGCTGAGCGATTAAGTTAGATACACGGTTGATTTGAACTGCCAATGCGGCATGCTCGTCACCAACGAATGTAGCTGTACCGCTAACGTTTGCTTGGTCATAAACTTCTGTTGCTGAACCAGCTAAACTTGCTAATGAAGCAAGAATTTCTTGGTCGATTTCAGCTGTGATTTCTTGTGCCAATGCAGCCATAACTTCAGCTTCGATATCAATACCTTGCTGAGCTTGAGCATCTTGTGCAGCTTCGAAAGTCCAACGAGCACTTAACTTACGTGTCTTGGCTTCAACAGTCTGTTTCAAGATCTGAATTGACATACGCTTACCTGCAGCACCTTCAAGAGTTGCTGTAGAAGCGGCTTTCGCTGGATCTGCGTTGTTACCTGAGTAACTTTCAGCAATTTTGAATGGGCTTAGAGCCTCTTCACCAGCTACAACGCCATTGCCATTGTCTGCGTAACGAACACGTAGAGTATGGATTTGGCCAACTGGTCCAGTCATTGGTTGTACACCAACTAACTCGTTAGCGATAACGGTTGGCATAACGCGACGGATTACTGGAAGAATCACGCGATTTAGTGTTGCGACGTTGCCGGCAGAAGTGGCACCAGCAGTTGGGGATTCCATCAAATACTTGCGAGTATTGTCAAGTGTAACACCCATTACTGATTTTTTAGTGCCTGATAAGCCTTCTAATAGGGCTTCTTTAGTTTCTGCCCAACGGCCATTAAGTAGTTCTGACATTTAATTTCTCCTTAAAATTTTAGTCCAGCTAGGCGACGGATATCAACGATATTGTTGTCTACCTCGCTGCTACGGTTGCTGTTGGAAACTTTGTTTCCGGTAATTTCTTTAGCCTCTACTAGTGCCTGTTTCTTCTGCGGAGCTTTACCACCAGAAATAACTGATGGAAGATACTTCTCAAAACTTTCGTTAAGTTTAGTAGTCTTTACACTCTCCATTAATTCACCCATGATATCACGTTGCTCTGTGTTTAGAGGAGCAAGTAATTCACTCATGATTTGTTTTCTTGTCTGTGCTTCTTTCAAAGACACAATTTCTGCTTGTTTACTTTCTACTAGAGCAACAGCGTCTGCGGCAGCTTGCGCGGCTTCAGCAATTGCTAACTCTTTCATGTCTATGACCTTGAGTAATTTTGCAGTTTCTGATTTCTCAGAAAGGTAACTAGTTTGATATTCAGAAGCAAAAGCTTCGAATAACTTACGACCGAAGTCGTTTCTACGAGCGGCATCAATGTCTTCTTTCAATGATGATAGTTCAGCGTTTAGGCTTTCACTAACAACACGATCAACCATTCCTGCTGCACGTTCTACAAACTGGTGTTTAACTTTCTTAAGTTGTTCGCGACCTTCACGAACTAAACGAACTTTGGTGTGAGCCAAGTCTTGTTTGTCTTTGTAAAATTCTGTAATTTCTTGAGCAAGAGCTTCTACTACGAATTGTTCTAATTTACCAAACTTGCTAGCCATTGCCTTTTGATCTTCATGTAACTCAGATACTTCAGAAGCTAGTTGACGTGTTACGAATTGCTTCATAACTGCGCTTTCTGTCTTCATCTTCTTAGCATACTTGACTTTCATTTCGGCTAATTGCTTGCGGTCGTCAGCAAATTCAACAAGTTCACTAGCTAATTGGTCTGTGATCATGCGATCAACAGCTTCAATCATAGTGTTCTTGTCATGCTCGTACTTCTGAGCAAATTCTTCGCGTAATTGAACAGCCACTTGTTCACGAGCTTCGTTGATACGACCCTCGAAAGCGGTTTCAATTGACTCTTTGATCTCTTCTGAAATCACATTGTTCTCAAATAACGATTTTAGTGCATCCAACATGTGATTCTCCTTATTATTGGAGTTTGCTTATTATATTTAATAAGCTCTCTTTGAGATATTTCTGTGCCTTAGGATCACCTTTCACCTCTTGCGCTATGCGTAAGGCATTTAATCCACCGCGACTATTCATCAGGTGTTCATAAATTGGTGTTGGGTATGCGCCAGGCGCACTGGGTTGAGCTACCATATCTACTGTGATAATCTCAAAATCCGATACTTCACCGGAGCCGTCATCTTTGACGTTTCCGGATCCGCGACTGCTAACTCCTAATTTCACTCCGCTTTCCAGCATTGTGCGAATTAGTTGTCCCATTGGGGTAGGAAGTATTTTCAACTTCCCGTAACCGTTAGGGCCGTCCATCCACATATTTGTTATCATGTGGCTGACTCGGTCCAGGTTAATTTTTAGATCATCTGGATGATCTACTTCTCCGAGAACTGAATAACCGTTTTGAATCTGATCGTTTAGGGTTTTGACAGCCTTGCCAATCTCATTCACAGGGTAGACACGCTGGTTAGCGTTACGTATACCGCCCTGGATACAAATCCCGGACATGTATAAGCTCTTCCCGTCTTTGTCATCAGACTCAACGATCATTTTTGCTTCGTTGAAACTGAGATTCTCTCGGAGATATAACATATTTTTCAATGTCATCTTCTAATTAATTGCGCCCGCCAATAAGACTTCTCTTATCAACGCCGCCTACTTCGCCCTTACCTTTTTTCTCAGCACCATGACCTGGTTCACTTTTCTTGAACGCTGTCTTGCC